CGTCACGGGCGACTCGGGCATCTTCGTTGGCACTGCCAGCAGTCCCGCAACGGCCGTGCTGGCCGTCACGGGCGACTCGGGCATCTTCGTTGGCACTGCTTCCGTTCCGTCGGCCATGCCCACTCTTAGTGACGCCACGTTCGTACCGGGGTCGGTCACAACTGCCGGGTTCCGCCCCCGCGTAACAGTGACTTGGGCCTGACATGGCAATCGCACTGCGTGGCGTCAACAGCGGCAGCGGCACCGGCTCGACGTACACCGTCAGCCTGACCGCGCTGACGGGCGGCAGTGGATCGGCGGCGCTCGAGAACGACATCGTTCTCGTCATCACCGGCTGGGCGAGCACGGCGGACGGCAACCCGGGCGTCACGTCGCCGACGGGCTACGGAGAACTGGCCGACCTGTACTCCAGCGACACGCGGGATGCAAACCTGTCCGTGTCGTGGAAGCGCATGGGCTCGACGCCGGATACGAGCGTTACGGTCAGCGGCTTCAACAACGCGGCGAACGGCGGCGCCACCGTCGTGCTGGTGTTCTCTGGCGTGGACACCACGACGGCCATCGACGTCACAACGACGACGGCATCTGCGAACAACCAGAACAGCGCGCTTGCCAACGCGCCCGCGAACACGCCAGCCAATGCCGGCGCGTGGCTGATCGCGTGCATGGGCTCGACGGGCGACGCCTCGCCGACGGCGTTCACCGGCCCGTCGAACATGACGGACTTCGTGCAGCGCGCCGGCACCGGCACGACGATGTCCTTCATCGCGTCGGCCGCGCTGAAGAAAGACTGGACTTCTGGCGCGTTCGACCCGGCGGCGCTGACCGGCGGCGAGACGACGACATCGGATTCGTGGGCGGCGGCGACGGTCGTTCTACGGGCTCAGCTCGACGCCACCGCTACACTTGATTCCACAGGCGACTCCGGTACTTTTGCCGGTACCGCCAACAGCACGACGACCACCACGCTCGCGGCTACTGGCGACTCAGGCGCTTTTGCTGGCTCTGCCGACAGCCCAGCGACCGCCACACTGGCCGCCACGGGCAACTCTGGCGTTTTTGCAGGCTCCGCTGAGTCGGAAACGGCGGCGAGGTACTACGCCTATTGGGTCGCGCACCCGGCTGCCTCATGGCCGGGGCCCCCGACCGGGCCGCAAGTCAAGAGTGGGCTGCTACTCAATACGTCGCCTGCTGACCATTCGGGCAGCGAGCCGGTTTCGGATTCGAGCAGCGGCCAGCGGCAGATCGACGAGCAGACGACAATTACAGGGCTGCCCGCCGGTACACTATTCACGACGGCGTGGGTTCTTTGGGACAGCCAAGAGGACACGTACAGCAATGTCACCGTAGGTGACGTACGCACCGCCGCAACGGTCGCCCTGTCTGCCACCGGCAACTCGGGCGCGTTCGCGGCCACGGCGAACAGTCCGGCGACGGTGACACTGGCCGCCACCGGCGGGTCTGGCACGTTTGCTGGTGCGGCCTCGACTGCCACCACGGCTACGCTGGCCGCCACGGGCGGGTCTGGCACGTTCGCGGGCAGTGCTTTTGAGGCAGCTAGGGCAGTCCTCGCAGCGACCGGTAACTCAGGCACGTTTGCAGGCAGCGCCGGGGCCAGCATCTCGGCCACTCTAGCCGCGACCGGCAACTCCGGCACGTTTGCTGCCACAGCAAGCAGCCCAGCGCGTGCTGTTCTTACGGCCACCGGCAACTCCGGCACGTTTGCTGCCACAGCAAGCAGCCCAGCGCGTGCTGTTCTTACGGCCACCGGCAACTCCGGCACGTTTGCTGCCACAGCAAGCAGCCCAGCGCGTGCTGTTCTTACGGCCACCGGCAACTCCGGCACGTTTGCTGCCACAGCAAGCAGCCCAGCGCGTGCTGTTCTTACGGCCACCGGCAACTCCGGCACGTTCGTCGGCAGTGGCGGCGCGAACATCGCGGCAGCACTGGCCGCCACCGGCAACTCCGGCACGTTCAGTGGTGCGACCTCTTCGGCGCAGACCGAAGCCGGTGGCTCCTCGTCGATAGTCGCGGTATCGAATGTCGGCGCTGGTCAGGCGGCTGAGTTTGCGCAGGGCGGTGCAAGCTCTATCGTGCTCATCACCCCGGCGGGTGCTGGGCTGGCGCTTGAAATCTCGAGCGGTGGCTCGGCTTCCGTAGTCGGCGTCACCAGCACGGCGGATGGCTACCCCGCTGGCGGCGCTGCTTCCACTGTCGGTGTTACAGTCACGGGCAGTGGCACGTCGCTTGAGCAAGCCTCTGGCGGCAGTCCGGCCTACGTCGGCGTCACAAATGCAGGCGCCGGTACCGCGTTTGAGATTGTTGAGGGTGGCTCGTCTTCGATTGTCGCGGTCACGGCAGCAGGTGCCGGGGCCAGCGAAGAGCCGGGTATCGGCACTGGCGGCGCGTCTAGCATCGTGGCCGTGCTCGCTCAAGGCGGCGGTGAGTACACGATGTATACTCGCCCCAGAGTTCTAGTTGTGCCGGCATCCGACAGGCGATTGGTCGTACCCGCTTCAGACAGGCGGCTTAAGATCCCAGGATCAAATCGTAGGCTGAAGGCGTAGTTACAGTCAAGGACTGCACAATGTCTACTGTGAAATTCGTCAAGCGTGGGTCGAAGTATGTCATCGACAAGGATCCGGATTCTTCGCTCGATTACGTCGCCGACTTCAGCGAGTTCTTGTTGTCAGACACTGACAGTATTGCATCTGTCGCGACTGAGACCTATGGTGGTGTGACGGTTGACTCTACTGAGATTGCACCGGGCGGACAGGAAGTTGTGGTGTGGGTGTCTGGCGGTACGCCAACTGTTGACGGTGACTACGCTTACGTGACAGTACGTATCACGACCGTAAACAACCCGGCTCGTATCGAAGACCGCACCATGTATTTCAACGTTGTTGAACAGTGAGTCTTGCCGTTTTGGCAGACACGTGCTAAATTTCTGCAACTAGAAGGCGCAGGCATGAACCAGTCAGTCATCTACAAAGCGGCAACGCTCGAAAGCGTTGGTGACGGTAGCTTCGAGTTCGTCGCCTCTGACGAAACCGTCGACCGTTACGGTGATGTGATTCGGGTATCTGGCTGGGAGTTGGCGAACTACCGCCGCAACCCCATCGTCCTGTTCGGCCACGACAAGTCCAACCCTGTCGGCATCGCCAAGAAGGTGTGGGTCGAAGGCAAGAAGCTGATGGTTCGCATCAAGCTGGCTGAGGAGGGCACTTCGCCCTTCATCGACACGCTGCGCAAGCTGGTTGATCAGAAGATCGTGCGCGCGGTCAGCGTCGGCTTTCTGCCCACGGCGGAGCCGAAGTACATTCGCGACGAGAAGAACGACCGCATCACCGGCATCGAGTATGTCGGTCAGGAACTTCTCGAGAATTCGTTGGTCACTGTGCCCGCCAACCCAGCGGCGCTCAGCACGGCCAAGTCAATGGGTATCCCGGAGCAGCATTTGGCGCGCGTGTTCGCGCCGAAGCCGAAGGACGCGTCTGTCCACCTTGCTCGGCAGCGTGCTGTTCTGGATATGGTGAAGCTCGGCGTTTCGAGCAAGGCTTTTTGAGTAACAACTTTCCACACAAGGAACTGGAAATGACCAAGACTTTGCAGGAACGCCTGGAAGCCATGCAGCGCCAGCGCGAAGCGGCTGTCACGGCCATGCAGGGCATCTTCGACAAGGCTGCCGCTGAAGAGCGCACCTTCGACGAGGCTGAGCAGGCCGAGTTCGACAAGCAGAAGGACATCGTCAAGAGCCTCGACGGCCAGATCGAGAACGTCAACGTTCTCGCCCGTGCGAGCCTCGGCATGGCCGCCCGCAACGTGCAGATCACCGGCGCGCAGCCGGGCTCTGTCGAGCAGGTGGATGTGCAGCGCGGCATGGGTTCTGTCGACATCGGCAACCCGGCCCGCATGACCGTGCACCGTTCGCTGCCGAAGGGCACGGCGTTCACGCGCTACGCGATGGCTCTGGCTGCGGCCAAGGGCAACATCTACAGCGCCGCCGAGATCGCCAAGCAGCGCTGGGGCACCAGCACGCCGGAAGTCGAGACGGTGCTTCGCGCCGCTGTCGCCGCCGGTACGACGACTGACACGAACTGGGCGAAGCCGCTGGCCCCGTACTCGGACATGCAGAGCGAGATGATCGAACTGCTGCGCCCGATGACGATCATGGGCCGGATGAGCGGTTTCCGCAACATCCCGTTCAACGTCAACATGCCGCGCCAGACCTCTGGTTCGACGGTTGGCTGGGTCGGCCAAGGTGCTCCGAAGCCGGTGACCAAGCTGTCGTTCGACACGGTGAGCGTGCCGCACGCCAAGGTCGCCGCCATCGTGGCGATCACTGATGAACTGGCCCGCATGTCGAGCCCGTCGGCGGAAGCCACGGTGCGCCAGGACCTGCTGGAAGCCATGTCGCAGTTCCTGGACGTGCAGTTCATCGACCCGAGCATCGCGGCTTCGGCCAACGTATCGCCGGGTGCTGTGACGAACGGCATCACCGGTGTCGACTCGACGGGTGCGACGGTTGCCAACGTCACGACCGACCTGAACGCTGCGCTGACCTCGCTGGCGACCAACAACATCCCGATGCGTGCCCCGTACTGGGTCATGCACACCCGGGCGTACAACTACCTGCTGACGCTTCGCACGGCGCAGGACATCTACGCCTTCCGGGATGAGCTGTCGGCTGGTCGCCTGCTGGGCTACCCGGTGATCGCGTCGAACAACGTTCCGTTGCGCGACCAGAACGCCGGTGGCGGCACCGAAGGCTACATCGTGCTGATGGACGCTGCCGAGATCTTCATGGCCGACGACGGCGAGACCATGCTCGACGTTTCGCGTGAAGCCTCGCTGCAGATGGACACCGCGCCGTCTGCCGGTGCGCAGAGCCTCGTCAGCCTGTGGCAGAACAACCTGATCGGTATCCGCGCTGAGCGGTACGTGTACTGGCAGCGTCGTCGCGATGCCGCCGTGTACCTGATCGATCTGGTCACGTACTGATGACAGGTGCGAGCCTAGCGGCTCAGTAGCAGGGGGCGGGCTTTTAGTCCCGCCCCTTTGTCCATAACCACACTACAGGCACCGCTTATGAGCATCAAGATGGAAATGCTGGTTCGCATGAATGTTAACGGGGCGTGGAAGTACCCCGGCGACATCATCGAGGTCGAATCCGAAGCGGACGCCAAAGACATGATCACGCTGTGGCAGGCCAAGCGCGTGCCGGCCCTTCTGGCCGAGCCGCCGAGCGAGCGCAGCCTCAGCGCCGAAACGAACGAGCAGCCGCAGGCCCCGAGCACGGTTCAACCTGCGTTGCGCCCTGCGCGCGGCAAGTACCGCGACCGTGAACTTCGTGCATCTCGCTGAGGATTTCAGCAATGGCTCAGCTTGCCAAGCGTTCGCGCGTTGAACGGTTGAAGGGGTTGTTCATCCCAACCGTGCAGTCTTTCTTTTCATCGCTGTGGGGCGGTACGAGCGTAGCCCCGCGGGAAACGTTTCCTGGCGAGTGGCAGACTAGCAGCCGCTCTGCCACTGGTACGGCTGTGCGGCGCAGCCCGCTGTCTCACAGTGCGGTCTACACGTGCATCAACAACATTGCGTCCGATGTGTCGAAGCTGCGGCTCCGCGTGATGCGGCCGCGCGAGGGCGACAAGTACGGTGGACGCGAAGTGCACACGGCGCACCCGCTGAACAAGATCCTCAACAAGCCGAACAACTACCAGACGAGCCTGCAATTCTTGCAGCATTACCTTGCCTCCAAACTCTGGACGGGCAATGCGTACGTGCTGCTGTTCCGTGATGGGCGCGGCGTGCCTGAATCGATGCACGTGCTCGACCCCACCACGGTGACGCCCGCCATTACGGAAGACGGCTCGCTGTGGTACATGGTGAAGGCCGACAGGCTCAACAAGCTGCCGGAGGACACGTACATCCCGGCACGCGAAATCATCCACGACCGGGCCGTTACGCTGTTCCACCCGCTGATCGGTGTCAGCCCGCTGTACGCGGCAGCCGTCAGCGCGTCGATTGGCAACAGCATCTCGGCGAACTCGGAAGCGTTCTTTATCAACATGTCGCGCGCCAGCGGCACGCTGACCGCGCCGGCCGAGATTCCGCCGACGACCGCCGAGCGGCTCAAGAAAGAGTGGGAGAACAACTACGCCGGTCTGGGCTTCGGCAAGGTGGCCGTGCTGGGCTCGGGCATTGAATGGAAGCCGCTCAACATGACGGCTGTCGATGCTCAGCTGATCGAGCAGCTTCGTTTCACGGTTGAAGACATTGGCCGGGTGTACCGCGTGCCGTCGTTCATGCTTGGCGAAACCAAGCTGACGTACCGCAACAGTGAGCAGTTGACCCGCATGTACTTCCAAGGGTGCCTGTCGTACCACATCGAGGCACTAGAGCAGTGCTTCAACCAGAAGTTCGAGATGACAAACGGCTCGAAGGTCGAGTTCGACCTGTCGCCGCTGTTCCGCATGGAAACTGACCTGCGGTACGACACCTACCAAAAGGCGCTGACTGTCGGCATCAAGTCGATCAACGAAGTTCGAGCCGAGGAAGACTTGCCGCCCGTCGATGGTGGCGACGAGCCTCGCTTG